GACGACGGCGATCACGCTCCAGGGCGCGGCGGTGGCGGCCGCGCAGGCGAGTGGCGAGATCAACATTGGGCCGGTGATTCCGGTGCTGGCGGAGGTCGGCGTGAGTGTGTCCCACGTCGTCCAGCGCGCGGTGCGGACGAGCTCGACGACTGCAGTGCGGCGCGGCTCGGTGCACGCGATCCGGAGGGGGTAGAGATGGGCCTGCGAGTCACCACCGAGCCGACGGTCGAGCCGGTCACGCTCACCGAGGCGAAGCTGCACTGCCGCGTCGACGTGACCGATGACGACACGCTCATCACGCGCCTGATCAGCGCCGCGCGCTCGCGCGCCGAGCAGATCACGCAGCGCTCGATCGCCGAGCAGTCGCTCACGCTGTACCTGGACGAGTTCCCGACGGACGCGATCGAGTTGCTCAAGGGGCCGGTGAACACGATCACGTCGGTGAAGTACTACAACGACGCTGGCGTGCTGACCACGATCACGTCGACGAACTACGCGCTCGACGCGACGCAGGCGACCTCCTGGGTGCTGCCGGCCTACGGTTACTCGTGGCCGCCCACGCAGGATGTCGGCAACGCGGTGCGCGTCGAGTATACCGCCGGATGGGCGCCGGCGAGCGTGCCCGCCGACATCAAGGCGTGGATCCTGGCCGCGGTCGCGGCGATGTACGGCCAGCGCGAGGCGATCGCGCAGTCTGACCGGGTGCCGTCGTCGGTGCGGTTCATCGACGGCCTGCTCGATCGCTGGACCGTGGCGGCGCTCTGATGCTCGCCGCCGGCCGCCTGAAGGACCGCGTGACGATCCAGTCGCGCAGCGTCACGCGCGACGCGTACGGCGCGGAAGTCATCACCTGGGCGACGCTGGCGACCGTCTGGGCGTCCGTGGAGTCGATCTCCGGGCGCGAATATCTGGCGACGACCGGGGGCGCAGATCAGCTGCGCGCCACCCGCACGACCCGCGTCGTGATCCGCTACCGCGACGACGTCGGGCCCACGATGCGCGTAGTGCACGAGACGCGCACATTGGAGATCGACGCCGTGCTCGCGCGCGGCAACGACGAGTGGCTCGACCTGATGTGCTCCGACTGCAACGAGGCGACCGCATGAGCGAGCTCTCGATTCTGGGGCTGAAGGAACTGGACGCTGCGCTGCAGGAACTGCCGGCGAAGCTGGAGAAGAACATCCTGCGCGGCGCGATGCGCGCCGGCGCGAAGGTCATGCTCGACGCCGCGCGCCAGCAGGTGCCCGTTCGCACCGGGGCGCTGCGCGACTCGCTGACTGTCAGGAGCGGATACCAGCGCGGTCGCGTCACCGGCACCGTGCGCGCCGGAAACTCGAAGGTGTACTACGCGCACATGGTCGAATTCGGAACGGCGAAGCACTTCATCAAGCCGAAGACGGCGCGCTCGCTCTTCATCGCCGGGCTGTTCCGGGACGGCGTCGACCATCCCGGCGCGCGTGGTCGTCCATTCATGCGTCCGGCGTTCGACGCGTCGGCGCCCGCGGCGATCGAGGCGATGGCCGAGTACCTGCGCGAGCGCATCCCGAAAGAGTTCGCGAAGGCGGGCCTCTGATGCGCGCGGAGAAGGTCGCGTACACGCTGATGACGGCGGCCAGCGCACTCACCGCGCTCGTGTCGACGCGCATCTACCCGTCCGAGCTGCCGCAGGGCGTCGCGCTGCCGGCGGTGGTGTACCGCACGATCAGCGGCGTCGAGCCCGGGCAGATCGACGCGGCGGCCACCTCGCGCGTCGTGCAGACCCGCATCCAGGTCACGGCGCTCGCGTCGTCCTACGGCGCCTGCAAGGACGTCCTCGAGGCGTGCCGCGCAGCGCTTCTGTACCAGCACGGCACCGTCGCGTCGGTGCCGGTGATCTCGATCATCCGCGACCTGGTCGGGCCTGACGACTTCGATGCCGAGCTCGAGACGTTCGCGCAGTCCATCGACGTGATCATCACGCACCTCGAACAGTAGAGCTCCATCCTCTCAATCCCAGCCCGCCTGAGCGCGGGCGTTTTCGTTCCTGGAGTCCGACATGACCATCGCATCCGGAGTCGCCAAGCAGCTCGCCTACAAGGCGGAATCCACCTGGGGCACGGTGCCGTCCGCCGCGAGCGCGCAGGCGCTGCGTCGCGTGACGTCGAACCTGTCGCTGAAGAAGGCGACGTACCAGTCCAACGAGATCGCGTCGAATTACATGGTCTCGGACTTCCGGCACGGCGTGCGATCGATCGAAGGGTCGATCAACGGCGAACTCTCGCCCGGAACGTACAAGGACTTCATGGGCGCGGCGCTGCGCAAGGCGTGGGCGAGCGTGACCGCGATCAGCGGACTGTCGCTGACGATGGCGGCCAGCGGCTCGAACTACACGATCACGCGTGGCTCCGGGTCGTTCCTGTCGGACGGGCTGAAGGTCGGCGACGTCGCGCGGATCACGGCCGGGTCGGTGAATGCCAACTCGCTGAACAAGAACTTCCTCGTGCTCGCGCTCACCGCGACCGTGGCGACGGTGTACGTGCTCAACGGACTGACGCTCACCGCCGAGGGTCCGATCGCGACGTGCACGATCACCGTGACCGGGAAGAAGGTCTACGTGCCGACGACCGGGCACCTCGATCAGTCGTTCTCCGTCGAGCACTGGTTCAGCGACGTGGCCCTTTCCGAGGTGTACAGCGGCTGCAAGGTCAACACCCTGCAGATCCAGCTGCCTCCCACTGGGATTTCGACGATCGACGTCGGGTTCATGGGCAAGGACATCACGACGGCGGCGTCGCAGTACTTCACCTCGCCGACCGCCGCGCCGACGTCGGGCGTGGTGGCGGCGGTCAACGGCGCGGTGATGGTCAACGGCACGAAGGTCGCGAACATCACTGGCCTGAGCCTGCAGATCGACGGCGGGATGACCGCGGCTCCGGTCGTGGGCTCGAACACGTACCCGGGCGTCTTCCCTGGTCGCGTTCAGGTGTCGGGCCAGTTCACGGCGTTCTTCGAGGACGCGACGTTCCGCGACCTGTTCATCAACGAAACCGAGGTTGCGATCGCGGCGGCTTTCACCACGGCGAGCAGCGCGGCGTCGGACTTCATCGCGTTCTCGCTGCCGCGCATCAAGGCGGGCGGCGCGTCGAAAGACGACGGCGAGAAGGGCATCGTGCAGACGATCCCGTTCGTCGCGCTCTACAACTCGGCGGGCGGCTCCGGAACGGCGTCGGAGCAGTCCGTGATCGTCATCCAGGACTCGCTCGCCTGAGCGTCATGCAACCGGCCACGGCCCGGTCGGTGTCGCCTCCTCGCAGGGGCGCGCCGGCCGGTGTCCGTGGGTCCATTCTCCTGCGAGGGCTCATGTACAAGATCGGATCCATCGTCGACGTCGAGTCGGCCGAGTACGAACTGAAGCACCCCGTCACCGGCGCGCCGCTGGGCGTCGTCTTCACGCTCGCCGGCCCGGGCCACGAGCGGCGGGTCGCGCTCCAGGCGGCGCGCACCGAGCGCGCGCAGGAGGTGTTCCGCCGCACAGGCCAGATCGAGATGCACTCGGTGCAGGAACAGGCCGCGCAGCGCATCGAGACTGTCACGGCGGCCGTGCTCGGGTGGCGCGGCGCCGATCGCGACTTCTCCTACGACGCGGCACGCGAGTGGTTCAACGACCCGCGCGAATCGTGGGTGGTGAAGCAGCTGGCCGAAGCGGTGGCGGACCAGGCCCGTTTTATCAAGGACTCCGCGAGCGGCTGATCGCGTTCGCGGAGTCGCAGTTCAGGCTCGGCCGCCGACACGAGGACGGAAAGACCGAGCGCGAGCACCTCGTGGCCGCGCAACGCCAGATGCGCCGCGCGATCCCCGAGCTGCACCCTGATCCATTGCCGCCGAGTCTGGCGGCGCTGTGGGGTTCGTTCCTGGAGCTGAACGGCACGCGCGTGGCGTCCGGCTCCGGGGCCGGGCCGGTCACCTTCGGCGAGATCGCCGAATGGCAGAGGCTGCGCGGCGCCTCATTGACGCCGTGGGAAGTCGAGACGATCCGCGCGGTCGACTCGGCAGTGCTGGCGGTGGTGTCGGAGCAGAAGGCGAGGGCATAGGTGGCGACGACAGTCGGACAACTCACGATCGAGATGGCGGCCAATGTCGCGCGGCTTCGCACCGACATGGAGGAGGCCAAGCGCGTCGTCGGTGGTGCGATGGAGGGTGTGCAGGGCGCCGTCGACATCGCCAAGAATGCGCTGATCGGTATGGCTGGTGCCTTCACAGCCGATGCGATCATCTCCCAGGTCACGTCGCTGATCGGCGGTCTTGCCGAGCTCGACGACGCCGCCGAATCCGCTGGGTCTTCCGTCGAGACGATGTCGGCGCTGCTCGGCGTCGGCGTGCAGTCCGGCAAGAATCTGAACGAGGTCGTCGGGATCGTCACCGCGCTGAACCGCGCGATGGTGAGCGCCGAGGCGGACACGTCGAAGGCTGCGATCGCGTTCAAGGCGCTCGGGCTGAATCTGACCGGGTTCAGCGATTCCGGGCTCGCGCTGCAGGCGTTCGCGCAGAAGCTCGGCGAGTTCGAGGACGGCGCCAACAAGTCGCAGATCGCGATCATGGCGCTCGGGCGGTCCGGTGCTGCTGCAGTTCCGTTCCTGAAGGACCTTGCCGACGCCGGCGCCATCACCGGGAAGATCACGGGCGAGCAGGCCGCCGAGGCCGAAAAGCTCGAGAAGGCGTTCGCCGCGCTTCGCTATGAGGCGACCGTATCGAAGCAGCATCTGCTGTCGGAGTACATCCCGGCATGGGCGGCGACCGCGAAGGAATTTCGCGAGGCGCGCGACGCGGGGTTCGGATTGCTTGAAGCCCTGACGCTCGTGTCCGGGCAGAACAAGCGCGACCAGATCGAGGCGCAGTCCAAGGTCGTTGCAGACCTGCGAGACAAGCTCAACGAGGGCGCCGGTGCGCTGCGCCGCTTCTTCGACCCCGGCGTCGAAGAGCGCATGCAGGCGCAGCTCAACCTCGAAGAGCGGCGCCTGAACAAGCTGGTCGAGCAGGCGAACGCCGAGGAACAACGGCGCTCCGCGGTGAAGAAGTCGGATGACCAGCTCAAGGAGCTGCTCGAGAAGATCCGCCAGGAGGAAGAGCAGCAGCGCAAGGCCACCGAGGCGCGCAAGGCGGCCGAGGAAGCCGCCCGCAAGCTGAACGACGCGTACTTCCAGGTGCTCGGCGTCCAGAAGGACTACACCGAGAAGGTGCGCGAGTACGAGACGCTGCTCAAGACCGGGAAGATCACGCAGGACGAGTACACCTCCGCGATCAAGCGGCTGGGCGAGTCGCAGCCGGTGGTCAAGCAGTACACCGAGGACCAGGCCAAGGCATCGAAGGCGCTCGAGGAGGCCCAGAAGAAGGAACACGACACGCTCAAGGAGCTGGCGAAGCTCTACGAGGAGGCCCAGAAGCCGATCAAGGACCTGAACACCGAGGCCGACAACGCGCTGAAGAAGGCACAGGACGAGTACGCGCAGATCGGACTGACGAAGACCGAGCTGGGAGACCTGACCGCGAAGCGTTGGGACGAGAAGGCCGCGCTCGTCCAGCAGCAGATCGAAGAGGCGAACACCACAGGCGCGCTCGGGACCGAGTACAAGGCACTGGTCGACATCAAGACCAAGTACGAGGAGACCGCACGTCTCATCCGGGAAGGCTCGCGACTGACCGCGATCCAGGACGAGGCGAAGAAGGCGGCCGACGCCTACAAGGAGACGAGCGGCGTCATCGAGAAGTCCCTCACCGACGCCCTGCTGCGCGGCTTTGAGGGCGGCAAGGGGTTCGCGCAGAACTTCCGCGACACGCTGTTGAACATGTTCAAGACGCTGGTGCTGCGCCCGGTCATCAGCTTCATCGTCCAGCCCATCGGCAACGCCATCAGCGGCATCGTCAGCGGCTTCCTGGGCGGCGGTCAGGGGCAGGGCGGCGCCGGCAACCTGCTTGGCACGGCCAGTAACCTGAAC